AACAAAGAAAGTTTAAAATAGACCACTCGAAAATGAACGCGGGAGGATTTTATGAGGGTATGCCAGGAGTAACCACCGACACACACGGCAACCGCAAAATGATTGGTTTCTTTGTAGAAAAAACAGGGTTCGGAAACGCTTACATTCATGCAGCCCCACGAATGGCTAAGGTATGTATTGAAGATGTTTGCAGACATAACCCAATGATAAAGGGAATAGTTAGAGCCGCAGCCCTTGACGATTTGTTGAGCAATAAAAACCCTTTTAATTGGCCTTTTATCCTCCGCTATCGTCTACTATTGTGGTGGGAGGAAAAGAAGTACAACCACAAACTAAAGAAAAGACTAAAAGAAGATGCGAAACGGATGGGGGATAATATTAAAGACGGTTCCACACAGGCCGAGGGGCCAGAACAAAGTAAGAGCGAAAGCCAACCAGAGGGCGCGGAACACACAAAGGAATAGTAAAAGGATAAAAAATTGGTCCTTTTGTTGTGACATAAACGCAATACCAGACGGCGCTGTTTCTTCAAATATTAAAAAAGCCTACATAATGGACCTAGAGACAGGGGCGATACTTTACAGCGTGGAGCACCAAGACGCGGAGATAATAGAACCTAAACAGCTAACCGATGGCAAACAAACATAGAGACATAAACCCCGACGAACTACTACAAAACGCCTACGACTATTTGGATGAGTGCATAGCTAACTCAAAAGAGCACGCCACCCACTCTGGAAAGATCGTAAACGTGCAGGATAGACACATTCCAACCGTCGGCTACTTTCGAGACCATTGGCTCAGACAACAAAGAAAACCCTTTTGGGATAATATGATTAAATCCTCTCAATGGTATGAGGCGGCAAAGGATGAGACACACCCATTGTCGGACACTATAAAAAAGATTAGAGAGCTTTTCGACACCCTAGCCACCGACATTGTAGCCAACGAGGGCAAAGGTATTTTCTATGCAAAGAACCGTTTAGGAATGACCGACAAGCAAGAGATAAGCGGCAATAAAGACCAGCCTCTTTTTGGTCCAAAGGAATAAGGGTTCAATTTGTCTTAGACATAGAACCCCAAGGGATACAGAGCTTTTAAATGTTCCAATACACCACCGCAATAGATAAGGTCCGAAACCTCACAGCCCGTAAGAAGGTGGTCCAAGGCGGAAAGGACGCAGGGAAAACGTGGGCGATCCTCCCCAACCTAATCAATGACGCAATCGAGGAGCCACTTGATGAGGTTAGCATAGTGTCCGACACAATGCCAAGCCTCAGGCGGGGAGCAATCAGAGACTTTCTAAAGATCATGAAGGATACAGGGCGCTATCGCCCTCAATGCTGGAATAAATCAAGCTTTACTTATACCTTTCCAAACGGATCTTGGATTGAGTTCTTTAGTGCTGACTCCGAGGACAAGGTTAGAGGGCCACGCCGTAAGAAGCTCTACATAAACGAGGCCAATAGGCTGGACTTTGAAACCTACCACCAACTAGCGGGCCGTACTTCTGGAGATATTTACATCGACTTTAATCCTACTTCTGAGTTTTGGGCACATACTGAGGTATTAAAAGAGCCAGACGCAGAGCATTTGATACTAACCTATAAAGATAACGAGGCGGTCAGCCAACACGTTATAGACGACTTTGCTATTGCTGAAACCAAAGCAGCCGACGGCTCTAAGTACTGGCAAAACTACATAAGGGTTTACAGGGACGGACAGATAGGACAACTTCAAGGATCAGTATTTGAACGCTGGGACGTTGTTGAGGACGTGCCCGAGAAAGCCAAACTACTTGGATACGGTTTAGATTTTGGATGGGAAGCCCCTGCGGCGGTTGTTGCGGTCTATCAAATGGATAATAGATACTATTTCGACGAGGTTATTTATGAGAGCAAACTATCAAATCAAGCAATTGCCAGGATGCTCCTCGATATTGATATTGGCGGGGACATGGTTATTGCCGACTATGCCGAACCGAAATCAATCGAGGAGATCAGACGCGAGGGCATTAATATTCATGGGTGCGATAGTAAAACAGACATTCGACCTTATGCAATTAGACGCTTAAATAATGACGAGTTTTTCGCCACCAAGCAAAGCGAGAACATTATTAGTGAACTGAGGGGCTACATTTGGGACCGCGACAGCAAAGGGGTTGCCACAGGTAAACCAAAGAAAGGAAACGATCACGCAATGGATGCGCTAATTTATTTCGTTGGAACTGTTGATAAATTCGACGGGAGTTATTAACTTAGCCCTCAGAACTGTTATCGCCGTAACATTTCTACAATTATCTAAGAGGGGGAGGGTTTGGTTTTTTCATAATTAACGTTTCCCTCCTCCTTTTTAAAAGCGACAATGCCAAGATTCAAGTTATACAAAGCTGGAAAGGACCACAAGCCGCCAAAGGATAGCCGACAGGCTGAGGCGGTTGCCGTTCTTATTATTTCGATATTAGTATTAACCTCAATAATTTTATTAATTGTGTTATGACAGAAGAAAAAGAAAAAAAAGGGGGTTGCCTCCAAACTACTCTAGCCCTAGCGGGTTTTGCGGTGGCTATTTATATTATCGGCGTTGGCCTCGGGTGGTGGTAGTATGAAGGCAGCGGAGCTAAGAATTGGGAATTGGGTTAATATGAGAGCGGTTAATTATAGCGATTTAAATTACAGAAGGGACGAACAAATATACAGCATAGCAAGAAATGGCAATTCATATAGTATTAACTCTCATTATTTTGCTACAGGCAACGTGTTTAGTAATGATGTTACAGAACTACAACCCATACCCCTAACAGAAGAATGGCTCAAGCGATTTGGTATAAACGGCTGTACTTGGGAACATCCTACGGGCTCAAACGGCTTATTTTGGAGTGAAGAACAAAAGTCGTTGCATTTTTACGACCAACGAGACAGTGAGTATTCCTTCGTTATTGATTGTGAGTATGTACATCAGTTTCAAAACGCTTTCGCTTTGACAGGTGAAGAACTACAATGCTCGTAATAATATTCACATACAACCGCCCCGAGAAGTTAGCTAGATTGGTTAAGGAGATCGAAGGGCATGACTATTTAATAATTGACGACGGGACAGACAACAACCCCAACGACTTCACACCTAAGAACTACCTCAAAACTCCACACGAAGGGAAACAAGGCTTTTGGAAAAAGTGGATTATAGCGAGGCAACTAGCTTTAGGCTCAGAGCATAAATATTTTCTTTTACTACCTGACGACGTTAGCAGCCTCGACCTTAAAACGATCAAAGCAATAACTCAACAAGGCTGGGATGACGCTCTTTTTGCCGTCAATGTAATCAATGACGGGCGTACTGATTGCTGGGGTATATTCAAAACAGGGCAAGAGAGCTTTAACGTAAACGGCAGCGAATTATTTGAGGTGGGTTTTGTAGATTGTGGTTTCCTAACCAATCGGGAAACCCTTCTGCATTGCCCTATTGAACAAGTTCAATCCTCTTGGTTTGACAGAGCCGACAAATCTAGCGGGGTAGGCTATCAAATGACGCAAACCCTCAGGAGATTGCAGACGCGCATGCTAATGGCCTCCCCAACGCTGGCAGATCATGGGGCTCATTTTTCAGTTATGCACCACGAGCACCGCGACGAGGTTCCTTTAATCGCTGGAGGGCTAGAAATACCCGCCTATGTCATTAACCTAAAGAGCCGACCTAAGAAATGGGAGCAATCCAGAGAGGAGTGCAGAAAGATAGAAACAACCCCCGAAAGGTTCAACGCTTTTAAACGCCCTCAGGGTTGGGAGGGGTGTAGAGTTAGCCACCTTACACTAATGAAGAAAGCCAAAAAGGACGACGTTTTCATGATCCTTGAGGATGACTTTGTTTTTTGTGTCCCCAACCCTAAAGAAATGATACGGCAGGCAATGGACGAATTGCCCGACGATTGGGATATACTTTACTTAGGAGCCACTTTAAACGAGCCGCTAGAGAGATACAGTAAAAACCTTTGCATTTTAAAAAACGGCTGGACCACTCACGCAATGATATTTAACAACGAGGGGGGAGTTGTTGATTACATACTTGAGCACGACGGTGGCGGGCGCAAAATAGACGTGTTTTATAACGAAGTAATTCAAGAGGAGTTTAATTGCTTTGTCTCGGCCCCAATGATTGCCAACCAACGGGACGGGTTTAGCGATATTTTAAATAGAGATGTTGATAATGGCAAGATTATTAAGGACAGGTTTAAGCAGTTCACAGATGGCTAAGAGGGGCGTAATAATAGGCAACGGGAATTGCACCCAACCAGACGGGCGAGGAGTCGAGCACCCTTTTGAGTTAGGTGACAGGGTGTTAATAACTAAAGAGATTGCAGACGACAAAGGCAAACTAAAGCGTTACATTTGTAAAGACGGGCACGGCAGGGAAAGGATTGTTATGCCTGAGCACGTTAAGATAACAGAATGATTAAGCAGAGATATTATTTACAGCAACAAAGGAATAGCCTGTATAAAGTCATAGACTACGAAACAGGGGAAAGCGTGTATTATGGCAAGCAGAAAGATTGCGAGGCTCAAGTGTGGAAGGTTTTAAACCCAGGGCAAATCTTAAATATTCATCCTTATGTAAGCGACAAACTATTAGAGTATGTTAAAACACCACACTTTTAGTAATAGTCGTATGACAATAAGCGCCGACAGGTGCGTTTCCTCAGCCCTCAATTACGGCTGCAATAGCTCTGTTGTGTTTAGGGAAAACCATATTGATAGGGATTTTTTCGAGGCTAACAAAAGCGTTTTAGAAGATGAAAGGGGCGCGGGGTTCTGGCTTTGGAAACCGTACTTTATCTTGCAACAACTCAACAGGTCCGAGAATGGGGACATCATTATTTACACCGACGCAGGGCTTGACTTTGTGACTGACATTAATAAGCTCCTAAAGGAGATGAAGGGCGATATTATGCTATTTGGCAACGGATGGAGGCACGGCGATTGGTGCAAGACTGACGTATTAAAAGCGATGGATTGCGAGGAGTACGCAGATCGACAGCAATGCCAGGCGAGTTGTGTTATAGTTCGCAAGAGTGAGGAGAGTGTTGCTTTTATCGCCGAGTGGTTAGCGTGGTGTCAAAAGCCAGGTTTCATTGACGACAGCCAAAGCGTCATAGTTAACCCTGAGGGGTGGCGAGAGCATAGACACGACCAAGCGATTTTAACAAATATGGCCTACCTTTACGGGATCGGTTTAAACAGGTGGCCCGCTCAGTATAAACTACAAAGGCAAGACGAGTTTAGCAATCAGTACCCTATGATATTTCACCACCACAGAAAGCGTAACAATGAGTACTAAAGCCCGTAGACTGTTAAAAGCGATTACTTGGCGATTGGTGGCCTCTGGAGCAACCTTCTTATTTAGTCTGTTGTTTTTTCAAGACTCTCCTAACCTTGTTGAAAAGTCGGCGGGATTGGTAGCCAGTTTAATTGTGGTTAAAATAGCATTGTTTTACCTTCACGAAATTATTTACGAGAAATGGAAAGGATAACAGACAAAAGATGGGACGAGGCCCAAAAGGCAGAGCGAGAATGTCACGACAAATTCCTAAAGTCGGCGGGGTTTGACCATGTAAAGGACCACTACAAAGCCACCTATCAAAAATACTTTAAGTATCTCGACATTGATCCCATTTGTTTAGACGGGCTTACTATTATAGAGATAGGTTGCGCGGATTTTCCAGCCCTTGAGTATTGCAATGTTGACAAGGGTATACTTGTCGAGCCGTTACCCTCAGATATTTTAATACAAATGGTTGACTATTATGAGCATTTGTATTTAATTCAATCGAAGTGTGAGGATATTGAGCTGCCACAAGCTGACGAGATTTGGCTCTTAAACGTCATGCAGCACGTACAAGATCCCGACAAGTTTATTGAGAACTGTAAAAAGGCCGCCAAGGTTATTAGATTCTTTGAGCCCATCGAATGGCCTATTGAAATCTACCACCCTCACACGTTTACCCATGCTTATTACTTAAAGCATTTTCCTGAGGCGGTCCGATACGAGGGGACCGATAGAGAGTTTCATACTGCAAGATGTTCATACGGTGTACATAGAGCATAAGGGCAAAAAAATAGTATTCATTCATGTAGGAGGTAACGCGGGGACCTCAATAGAATGGTATTTGCATACAATCGACAAGCCCCAAAGCGTTCATATTGAGAAATTCAAAGATAACAACCACAGCCATATTGATATAATACGGGCCGAGGGGTTCCCACCGCCTGGACAGCACGAGCCTTTAAAGTGGTACAATACCCACGACGTTAGCTTTGCGGTGGTGCGTAACCCGTTTCGGCGTATGCTTGCAAAATACTTTGCCTCACCTCATTCAAAGGACGCTAAAAACCATGAGCGGGCTTTTGAGGAGTTTATCGTTGAGTGCTACGAGTACAAAACAGCGTTTGCACAAGGGCAAAGAATACACACCCAATGCCAGAGCGTTCTACTTGAGGGGGTTGACGTTGTGCTGAGGTTTGAAACTTTACAAGAGGACTTTAATAGCTTTTGCATGGTCCACGAGTTACCAATACGCGACCTAGTTAAATGCAACTCAACAAGCCACCCCGCTAAAAACATGGGGCTCTATACCATGAAAGGGGTTGAGCTAGTACACTACCACAACGAGGAGGTTTTCAACAAGTATTATGGGAAAGATAAACACTAAAATCGAGCGGTTTTGCATGATCGACAGGGCTATTATGACGGGCAACTCGTCAAGCCAGCAAGCAATTGCCGACTACGTTGCTGACAAGTTGGGCTTTCCTGTTTGCTCGGGGACGATCAAAGCAGACCTAGAGCGTATGCGGCGAGATTTTAAAGCGCCCATTCAATACGACACAATAACAAAAGAATATCGTTACAGCAAGCCCTATGAGTTTAGCGAGGCGTTTATTAGATACTGGAGCGAGTACATGGTTTTAAGTAAAGAACTGGCTAAGATATGTTAACCTATAAAAACCTAGGACGATACGGACGCATAGGAAATCAAATGTTTGAAATAGCGGGCACAATCGGCTTGGCTAAAAAGTACGGCTATGAATTTGGTTTCCCTTACTGGCAGAACTACGACCAACTAGAAAGGTTTGGAGGAGGTGAGGATATTGATATACAAAAATGGTTTAAAAACCCGCTACCCTTAATCGACGAGGATATTGATTACGGGCTTTTTAGAGTTCCTTGGGGTTATCACGACGTTGAGGTTGGGGACAACCATAACATCGAAGGGCATATGCAAAGCGAAAGGTATTTTTTACATTGTGACAAACTTATACGTCATTACTTTACCTTTGCAAACGAAACAGAAAAGAATGACAACACTCTTGCAGTTCACTTTCGGGGAGGCGATTACGGTGGAGACTATCACCCTACCATGTCTGAGCGATACTATGCAGGAGCTCGTTCTAAGTTTCCCGACGATATGCGTTGCCTGCTTTTCACAGACGATCCACAACGAGCCGCCCAGGCAATACCTTTTAATTATGAATTAGTAGAGGGCAATCATTCAATGATTGACATGGAAATAATGAGTAAGTGTGACCACCATATTATTGCAAATAGCACGTTTAGCTGGTGGGGTGCTTGGCTGGCAAACAGCAAAAAGGTTGTCGCTCCTCGCAAGTGGTTTGGCAAGGAAGCGAAAATTAACGGTAACGATTTATATTGTAAAGGATGGGAAGTATTATAGTAGCTTATTTAGTTGGAATATTCACAGGTTTTGCCCTTGCTTTTGCAATTGGCAAACATTACGCAGACAAAAGAGATGAAGATAATAAAGATAGTGACTGATTGGCAGCCCTCAGAAAAGGAGCGGGCCGAATTGATTAAACAGTTTCATGGTGACGGGATTGAGAAAACAATTAACCGCAAAAAGTATAAGGCCGTAGGTATGCAAGCAACAGACAAGGGGCTTAGAATATCATTCGAACCATGCGAGTAAGCGCCAACATTGCGACATATCCACCGAGAAAGCAGAGCCTTTTAAAAATGCTCGACTCTATTTATAGTCAATTCGACGTAATAAGAGTCTATCTAAACGGCTACAATGAGCCGCCCGCGTTTGACGATCCTCATAACAAAATGGTCTGGCTCATGGGCGACGACCTAACGGACAACGGCAAATTTTTCGCCCTAGACCATATCAAAGAGGATGAATACTACTTTACCCTCGACGACGATTTAATTTATAGTGCAGATTATAGGGATGTAACTATTGAGAACATCATTAGATTTAACTGCATTGTAACATATCACGGCAGGGAATTACTCGGGACGGGCCGAGACTATTATAAAGGCCACCGTTCGCACCGATGTCTCGACAGGGTTACAGGCAACTATTCTATCGACGTGGCTGGGACGGGAGTAACCGCTTTCGATACTCGGTATTTTCACCCCAAAGAACTAGCACACCACCCAAAGCAGAAAATGAGTGATCTATTATTTAGCTTTGAGGCGGCAACGCAAGGGGCTAAAATAATGGTTTGCGAACATGGTTACGGGTGGATAACTCACATACACAACGACGAGACAATTTACGAGACTGAAACCGCTAAAGGGATAACAGTACAAAACCAAATAGCCGACCTTATTTATGGACTCAGAAATTAAGATTAAAATACCGTCCTCGGTTCAAAATATGCAGATAAAGCACGTCAAATACTTGCACGGCCTTAGCCGACTTGTGGAAGATCAAGAGGTAAAAGACTACGATAGCGTTGAGCCCTCAGACGAGGAGCTTTGCTATCTGCTTTCTGTATTCACAGGGATAACAATGGACGTGTTTAAGGTCACGACTAAGCTCGACAACCTCGAGCTATTCCAAGTCATAAACGGAGTCTTTAAGACGTACATAAAAAATCTAACTATTCCAGACCATTTAGAATATGAAGGACAGAGGTACACCCTTCAAACTGATTTTACCAAGCTCCCGACCTCTTGGTTTATGGATCTTAGTGTTTCAGATTGGGACGAGAACCCCGAGGACTTGATGAGTTTTTGCTATATCGAGGAGGGCATGACCTACGGAGAGACAGACAAGCACGGCGGGATAGTTAACCCCCGAGCGAAACGAAATGAGGTATTTAATAAGCACGTCCCTTTGGATTTATACCTAGATGTTAACGGTTTTTTTTTGGACAAATGGAGCTTGTTGCGTCCATCCTTGGGCGTGATACTGAGCGACAAGGAGCTAAAGTCATTCTCAAACCGTATGAATGGGAGGAAACGATTAACGCCGTTAGCGAAAAGTATCGAGCGACATGGTTCGAAATAATGAACTGGAACTTTTTAGTATTCTGTCATAGGGTTGACTTTATGAACCATGAGCATCGTCAAGACCAGCTCAAACAAAATCAAAAACACGTCCACCCCTCACACCGTAAGAAACAATAACGGGGTTTTACTGTCTTATAAGTAGATGGCAGACGACGACGCACTATCATATTTAGAAGATTTAGGGAAAGCCCAGGAGGATATAAAAAGCCCCTCGGGCCCTTTGGCTGTCGTCATAAAGGAATGGGGAGAGCAAACCATTGACGAGATGAAAAAAAAGGCCCCTAAGGGCTCGGGCGATCTTCGGCAATCAATAGCATTTGAGTTTAAAACAGAAAAAGGGGCGATAGTCATAGACTTCACAGCCAACGACTATTGGGATTTCATCAACTCAGGGGTTAAAGGAACTCAAGGGGGCTCATCAAAAAAAGGCTACTCGTTTAGCAACCACGCCAAAACCTCAAGCTCGGGGGTTAATTTTAAGGAGTCAATAAAGGAGTGGATTATCAACAAAGGGATAAAAGCACAGGACGGCGATTACGACGCTCTGGCTTTTGTTATTATGAGAGCGGTCAAGCGTAAAGGAATAAAAGCGACAAACTTCGTGGACGATGTACTAACCGAGGGCAATATTGAGGGGCTACAAAACGCCCTGTTTGAAGCTTATAAAAAACTTGTAACCTAATGGCTGTAACTATTCACCAAACCCCCGAGGCTTTTACGCCCTCAGACAATCCCGTTGTCTGGACATTCTCAAGCGACCAAACCGCTCAGAGTAATTTTTACTATCAAATATCTATCTACATAGACGACGCGCTTGTTGCTGAGGAGCAAATTTTCCCCGAGTCTGGAATATACGCCAAATACGACGCAAGCGATTGGGCTAGTAATTCATGCAACAGACCAACCACCTCAACAGCAATGGAGGCAGACGCAGCCAACACTTGCGAGGTGAGGATTACAATTACTGAAAGATATGGGACACCCGTAGCCGACCAAGCCAGCACCGCAGGGACTAATATAGTATGCTGGAAAGCGGGAATGTTTAACGAGGATTTTGCCGCTTGGGACTCTAGCGCCTATGTAGTGGACGGGGTTACAACAGATTTAAAATGGCTAACTAACTTCCCAACAGAGTACTATCAAAAGGTCGGGCTAACTGAGCACGTTAGACTTATGCTATTAACCGATGAGACAGATGTAGACCTTACAATTACCCTCTACGATGAGGACGACAATAGTATTGCAAGCGCCTCCTCTACTTATGGGGCGGCTAACTTTGTCAGTATATTTAATTTCGCCCCTGACGTTATAGTTGACGACACGGCTATAACTGACGCGAATTTTTCAACGTGCTCCTATTATATTATATCGGAGGATTCGGGAGAGGTAGAGGACTACCGTTTTGAGATCCAAACCGATTGCCAATACGACAGTTATAAGCGCCTCCACTTTCTTAGCACATGGGGAAGTATTGAGTCTTTAAGCTACAACCTAGTGAGCCGCGTATCAAATAACCCTAAATCGTATGGCTATCGCAGATATTGGGGAGAGTGGAATAGTTCAGCATTTGAGTTTAACGACTCTCAAGGAACCGACTTAGATTTTGCTAAGATTGTAACCAGAAGCATGAGGATTGAGAGCGATTGGCTATTTGAAGAAATCCAACATTGGATAGTTGACAACCTACACACCTCGAATTTAGTCATGATTGAGGACACGGCGGGGGTTTTACTTGAGAGAAGTATAAAGGCCCGACGCTCAGAAAAGAAGTGGAATAAAGAGGACCAACTTTTTACGGATAAGGTAACGGTTGTAATGCCGTCGCTAATTAATGCAAGGCTTTGAAGTTAGAACTATTTATAGACGGTCAAAAAATAGACCTACCAAAAGACACCCGAGGGCTCGAGGTGGCTATGTCGTATTCGCAGGCAGATTTTAAAGAGCCAAACAAGCGCCAGAGATCCCTAAGTAAAAACGTCAAGCTCCCAGCGACACGAAAAAACAATCTCTTTTTCCATTCAGCGTATGACCTTGCCAGAATTGACACCGACCTTGAGGGTTTTGGGTTTGAGTTCAACCCCGCCGAGAGATACCCAGCCAGAATATTAAGAAACGGGGCCGTAGTGTTTTCTGGAGGGATCAACTACGAGCAATGCGAACTAAAGAACGGTAAGCCTGTTTTCCATAATGTTACTTTTTACTCGGCAATGACTAACATTTTCCAGAAGTTGGGGGACGTTTTAGTTTCAGAGCTTGGGTGGGATTCTTACGACCATGTTTTGAGCGTGGCAAACATAGCGGCAAGCTGGACGGCTGGAACAGGATCGTCGTATTTATATCCACTTATTGATTTCGGCCTTACAAACAACCCGCTAAAATATAAGACGAATCAACTTTATCCATTTGTCTATGTCCGTGAGATTATAGAAAAGTGTTTTACTTATGCGGGCTTTACCCTTGACTCGGATTTTTTAACAACAACGTCCTTTGATGAGTATTGCTGGGGCTCGGGTGGAGGTGAAAGGGTTACTATTTCGGTGGCTGACCAAACCCTAAGGCGTTGCCGCTACTCAGGGGACGGGGGACTTACTCGAAACTATCCACCGAGCGACGTTATTGTAGTTACCTACGAACCGATACCGATATTCTTTTATAACTACGCTTTCCATAAAACGGACAACCTTAGAGACTCGGACAGCATTACCACCGCAGTAACAACCGACTCCCTTAGCCAGTACGACACAACAACAGGAAACATTACAATAGCCAACACAGGCTTTTATCATTTAAACGTGAGCGCCGACGTTCTTTATAGCTGGGCGGTCACAGGCGGCGGGACGTGGAATATAAACACAAGAGCGGAGTTGATCGTTTATAAAAACGAGGCCGAGATTGCAAGGCATACGCTTTCGTATAATGACACAGGAGCGGGATCGACAACGGCAAACCTTACACTTTCGCAAGATTTTGATTGCGACGCGGGCGATAATATTCGGTGCGCTTTCAGATTTGGAACGGCTGACGAGTCGGGCACGTTAAGCTGGTCGTCTGAACCTGGAACTTTGTCCCTTACTTGGGATTACGACAACACAATCGACATGGACCTAACAGCCACTAACGGGGAGGTTGTTGACGGGGACACTATTGTTATGGCCTCGGTTTTGCCAAGGGTAAAAGCACAAGACTTTTTAAAGGACATGGTTATTGCTTTCAACCTGTTTATCGACGAGCCCGACGCAGACCAAAACGTTAAGGTTGAGGATTTCGACGGGTTCTATTATGAAACCGACGACGTTGACCAATGGACCGACCTAGTTGACACCTCCCGAACTATGTCGATAAAACCAGCCTCGACCATCGAGGGCAAGACGTATCAATTTAGATTCACTCAGGATAGGGACTATTATAAAATGCTGTACTTTAAACAGTACGACATGGACTACGGAGATTATGATTATAACGTGCCTTCGACTTACAAGACAGGAACAAAGCCCTACATGCTTAAAAATGTTGCTCAAAGCGTTCCCGTCCAGATCGAGGGGACAAGTAATTTAATTATCCCAAGGATATTGGACTACGACGAGGCCACAGGAGTAACCAAAGCCCACAAAGGTAAGCCCCGAATGTTTATTTATCACGGCCTCATAAGCTCCGACACATGGACGCTAATAAACTCCGACACCCTAGCCGAAACAGACTACACGAGTTACCCAAGAGTTCACCACCTTGACGATCTTACGAGCCCGACAAAAGACTTTAATTTTTCAAAGCCGACAATTGTGTTTTATGCCGCCTCAGCTTATTCAAACAACAACCTTTTTTATCAAGGTTACGCTCGGCTCATTAGAGAGCTAACAGGTAGGGACTCTAAAATAGTAAACGCCTTTATCAAACTAAACGAGACAGACCTCTACCCAGGCTTTTTAAGACGGCAGGCAAATATAAACGGGACGCTCTTTAGAAAAAACATAGTAAAGGATTTCGTTGTTAACGATGTCCGAACTACCAAGGTAGAACTAATTAGGCTCGTTGAGAGTTTTAGCGACAGAGATTTTAACACTTCGCTGCCAGAGCAAGGGCTCCCTAATTTTGGGGACGGCGGGGGAGGCTTTGACGATCCAATTACGGACGATGAGGACGTTTACGGCTGGCAATCTAACTATATGGTTGACGCCTCAGGGGGGGACGTAACGATTTCGGCAGACGTGGCACACATGATTAAAGGGCAAACCTTTTCAGTTACAAAGGTAGATAGCTCCCCTGGGAAGGTGACTATAAGCCTCACAGATAGTAACGGGATTTTAACCCCCACAATATACGGCGAGACAAGCCTCGATTTAGAACTAGAGGGCGAGGTTGCTACAATTTTCTACGATGGTGAAAACTTTAATTTAAACTAGATGAGCTGGTTCAGAAAAGTAAAAATAGATAACAATACAAGTGCTTTCGGGGAGATAATGACGGCCCACAAAACACCCATAGTACAGCTTGAAAACAAATATAAAATAGATCCCGCCGAGCTTGACGAGTTAGAAATTTATGAAAACTCAAGCGGGAGCGCCGACAATAATGGTAATAAATTTCGCTGTCAAACTGGAACCCAAGCGGGGGGTTATGGAGTTATACGAAGTAAAGACAGTATTAACTATCATGCAGGGCAGGGGGTTGAGTGTCAAATAACCGCCACTTTTACCACAGGAATAGCAACCTCCACACAATTCGCGGGGATGTTTTCACTTACCGAAACCCTAGCCTTTGGTTATGACGGCGCGGATTTTTCAGTTATTCACGAATACGGAGGCGAGGCAGAGGTCCAAAAATTAACAGTAACGGTGTCAGGAACGGGAACGACCACAATAACTCTTGATAGTGACGCCGTAGGAATAACAACAGCGGCGGGCGATTCTTTAGCGACAACGGCAGAAAAATTGAGGGCTGGATTAGCGGGCGACGCTACTCTATCTGGCAAATGGAGATTTGAGCAGATAGACGACATGGTTTTTTGTATCTCTAAAAGTGTAGGTAATAAGACGGGAACAATGAGCGTAACGGGAGCCTCCACCGTTTCAATAGCAGAGGACACCCAAGGCGTAAGCAAAACCACAAACAACACGGCTAAAGCTAGTTGGTCAGAAACTAGCACACCATTTACTGGCTACGATCCTACACAAATAAATTTATATAAAATTCAATTCGGCTATTTAGGGGCGGCTAATATTAATTTTTTTGTTTATAGCCCCGACTTGGGCGATTGGGTTCTAGTTCATATTGAAAAATGGGCTAACACTTCCGACGACCTTAACCTTGGAGATCCCAACCTAAAGGTTGGCTGGACTTCTGCGAGCCTTGGAAGTAGTGGGACGAATTTAACAGTACAGGGCGGCTCGTGCTCGCTTATGATGGAGGGGGACGAAGTAATTAAAAACGATGTCCATGCGGAGAGATTTATAGACACAGGAGTAACCGCTACATCTAGTAATTTAATCACTTTAAAAAATAGGATAGTTTACGGGGGCGAGTTTAATCTTAGTAAAGTACTCCCCGTTAGGGTTTCGGTAGACAACGAACACAACAAAGGAACTATTATAGAGATATATAAAAACCCGACAGTCGGAGGGACACCCAATTTTCAGTACCATGATGAATTTAATAGCGTGGCGGCTTATGACACCTCAGGGACAACTATAACAGGGGGTGAATTTATCGACGGGTTTACGGTGGCGACAAATGCCGCCGAGGTTGTTGATTTAACAATATTATCAACCGAGCTCCTCCCTGAGGATACGCTCGTATTTTCGGCTAGAACTGTCTCAGGAAGTGCCACAAACGTAACTATAATAGTAACATGGAAAGAGGAAAAATAAAATGGCAGCAGACAGAGAGATAGTATACAGCATGACCGTCAACAATGACGGTTTATTAAAGGGGACTAAGGCAGCACAAGACGCGGTTCAAAAACTCACAGAGGAAACCCAAACCTTAGCCGAGGCAATCACGGAGGTAGAGGACGACATTAGAAACGTATCGAAAGCCAGCGCCGAGAGTAAAGCAGCCGAGAACTTTGAAAAGCTCAATAAGATAGTTGACGAAAATGTTTTATCTATCCAAGAGCTAGGGACCGCAGCCGACAATTATAAAAATATTGCTCTAGCGGCTGGTAAAGAGTCGCCAATTGGTCAGCAAGCCTTGCAAATGGCGGCAGACCTTGAAAAACAAATGGACGAAACGACTCGATCCGTTGACGCTTTAAAAGAGGGGGGTAGAGGGTTAAGCACCGCCCTATCATTAGGCTCGGGCGTTGTTGCTGGTTATACTGCTTTTGAGTCTGTTACGGCCTTGGTTGGGGTTGAGAGTGAAAAACTACAAGAGACATTTGTAAAACTACAAGCAGCGCAAGCCGCTTTGATGTCTATACAGGAATTGAAGATTGCCCTTGATAAAGAGGGGCTACTTGTCACAAGAGCCCAAGCGATAGGGACTAAACTATTAGGGGCCGCGACAGCCTCCTATAATATTATTGTCGGGACATCTACGGGGCTAATGAAAGCGTTTAAACTTGCCCTAGCAGCCACAGGGATAGGGCTTATTATTGTCGGGATTGGTATGCTTGTCGCAAATTGGGAGGCGTTCACAAGCTGGGTATCCAAGTCGGTTAAAGCCTTGAAAGACTTTGCTCTTGCAATGGCTGAAATGATCCCGTTTTTAGGCGACTATGCAAAGGCTCAAAGGTTAGCCGCAGAGGCAGAGGCAGCCGCCGCAGCCGAGAGAGCCCGAGCGCACAAAGCACTAGCAGAAGAAACCGCCGAGCGTATAAGATTAGCAGAGGAGGAGGCCAAGGTTAAGCTAAAAGCACTAGACGAAACGATTGCGGCCCTTGAGCTTGAAAAAGACACCCTTGAGGCAGAAGGCAAGACCTCCGACGAGGTTACTATTAAGATCCTCGAGGCAGAAAAGGAGAAACTTGTTGCCGTGTTAGAGGCTAACAAGGAGAAAATTGCAAGCTGGACAGCATACTATGAAGGGCTGGCAGCGATGAGCGGAAAGTCAACCGAGGACTTTAAGGAGGAGATGAAGCTTAGAGGGGTTGACCTTGACAACTTCCAAGAGCAAGCAAATGACGCTCTAGCAGATCAAGAGAACGCCGTACAATTTGCTGAGAATAGGATAACAAAATTCAAAAGAGAGCAAGGGGAGAAACGAGCCGCCGACGCTAAGACCGCCAGGGACAAAATGGAGGCCGACGCTAAGGCAGCCGAGGAGAAAATGCTTGCCCTTGAGAAAACCCTTACAGATTTACGCCTTGAAAACATAGAAAACGCCAATCAAAAAGAGATTCAATCCTTAATGGAGAAACACCGCCGCGAGTCGGAGGAGATGAAAAAACAATTTGGCGAAAACTCCGACCTTGAGCAAGAGCTTTTAATAAAGCACCAGGGAGAAATGGAGGTTCTTTTTGATAAGTTCGACGCGGATAGGGTTGCGGCTGAGGAGGCTATCATTCAAGAGCGGTTAAAGCTAATGAAGGACGGCGCGGACAAGGAACTTGCTATAATGAAGGACAAGCACCGCCTCGAAAGGGAGGAACTTGTTGCAAAGTTTGGAACCGAGACAGATTTATTACAGGAATTAACAGCCAGACAGGAGGAGGAGCTTGCCGAGTTTAACGCCGAGCAAGACGAGATTAAAAAGGAGGAGCAAATGGCTAAGATTAACGAGAACTTGGAGATAGCCAACCAAGCCCTCGCATCCATGCAAGAGGTCGCCGCCTTAATTGACCAGATAAGCGCCCATAGAAAAAAGAAAATTGACGAGGCTAGAGACATCGAACTAAAAGACCTCGACAAACAGAAGAAAAGAGAGCTTGCAAGAGAGGGCTTAACAGCCAAGCAGAAGATTGCTATTGAAAATAAATTCGCTTTAGCCGAGCATAAGGTAAAAGTCGCAAGCGCCAAGCAAAAGGACAAGATTGCAAAGCGGGAATTTAACAGAACCAAGGCCCTAAAGCTTGTTGAGATAGGACTCAACACGGCGGGCGGTGTTATGCAGGCGCTCGGATCATTCCCGCCTCCTGCGTCATTCATCTTTGCAGGGATTACGGCAACGATTGGAACCGTGCAGGCGGCTATTGCGGCGGCTCAGAAGTTTCAACCCTCAAGCGACTCAATCCCGCCCCCTCAACTTCAAAGCTTTTCAATCCCTTCTGGAGCGGCGGGCGGCGGCGGTGGTGGCGGTGGTGGTGCTGGCGGTGGCGGTCCACTTCAAGACGACACAACCACAAACTTAGAGGATTTAGAGGAGGACGAAAAGACCAGCGTAACCATTTCACAGGTCGAGATAAACGAGAACCGTGACCAAATGGAGAAGGTCAAACAGGTAGCCACTATCTAACCAACAAAAACGGCTTTTCATTGTCTTACAAGTAAGAACTAAGACAATGCCAGAGCGTTTACCAATTTACGAATTAGTAATTGACGAGACTGACGGGGCCGTCGGTATGGATTACATGGGGCTTGTGGACTATCCCGCGCACGGAAAGGCGTGGATTTCATTTAACCAAGCACCAAGCACGCCCCAAGTCAAAAGTCACTTCAATGAAGAAAAAAGGATAGTCAAAGGGGTAGCAATCGCCACCGATTTACAGATTTACAGACGACGAGAGGATGGGAGCGAGTACAACGTTGTATTTAGAAAAAACGAAGTACTCAAACTCTTAAAGTTATGGGCCAAAAACGGCTACTATAACAACGTCAACCTTATGCATGATCCTAGCCAGAAGATGGAAGGGGTTTATATGATTGAGGTATTTCTCATAAACGACAAAGGGGACAACGTGCCCGAGGAGTTTAAAGGTCAGAACGTTCAACCTGGTTCACTCATTATGAGTTATTGGGTTGAAAATGATGACGCTTGGAAGTTTATCAAAGAAAAGGGCGCGGGCTTTAGCATTGAAGGCTGGTTTAAAGAAATCGAAATCAATATTAAAAAAATGAAAACAAAAAAACGCAGTTTAAAGGGCCGTATCAAGGTTCTTATGAGCGGAATCGAAACGCGCAAAACATTCGATAAGGAAACAATGGGCGAGGCTGTCACGGTTGACGGTTTAGCTGTCTTTTGGGACGGCGATCTTGAGGCTGGTAAAGCCCTTTACATTGTAGACGAGGAAAACCCCGAGGAGGGAATACTTGCAAACGCTGATACCTATTCATGGGAAGCTGACGGGGCGACTTTGGTCGTGACTGTTGACGAGGCTGGACTTATTACCGACATCACAGAGGGCGAAGGAGCCGAGGAGGAGGAAGAACTCAACGAGGAGGAAATGAATACAGACCAATTCGAGGCTTTTAAAGCCATGAAAGACGGATTTGACTCTATGCTTAAAGCACAGGAGGAAAAGTTTAACGCTGAACTCGAAACCCGAAGCAAGGCTTTTGACGAGCTAGTGGAAACTATCGAAGCACAAGAGAAAGCTCTCGAGGATCTTACTGAGGTTGTTGAGCAAATCCATGAAGGCAAAGAAAGCAAGCACCTTAAACAACAAAAATCTCCAGCTTGGAGAAAAAAATAAATTCATTAACATTTAAAACTTAAAGAAATGCCACAACGATTTAAAACACACAGAAAAGCGGAGCGTAAAACCTTCGACCAGGTAATTCGGGACGAGTTCGATTATGACGTTTCGGCGCTCCCAGCATACGTGGACGAGCAAAGCCCTGAGGTAATCGCTGACCTAGTATCAAGCGGAAACCTAAAGAGCCGTATCTCTATTATGGACAATGTAAAGGGATCAAAATTGATTAAACTTAAAACTTCCGCGCCTTCTTTGCAGGCTGCGAACACTTGCGGCTGGAACGCCTCGGGCGGGATTGTCTTAACTGACAAAACTATCTCGACTTCTCGCGTAAAGATTCAAGAGGAGTATTGTAACGAGGACCTTATTGACGTATGGCCTCAGATCGAGCTAATGGCTGGAGCTAACACAATGGATGAGGAAGCACCAGACTTTGCCGATACAATGATTATGTACTACCAACAAAGAGCGCAAGAGCTTGACGAGAATTTGATCTGGAACGGGGACACCGACAGCGCAGATTCAAACCTTGCACACTATGACGGGCTTATCAAGCAATGGAAAAACGATGACGACGTGCATATTTTTCACGCTGGATCTGTCACTATTGACGAGACAAACGCATACGACCAACTTAAAAACTTGGACGGGCGAGTTCCTAACATTGTTAAGCGATACCGCTCGACAGTTGGATACGAAATCGTTTGCGGGCGTAATGTCGCGGAGGATTGCCTTGCTCAGATTTGGGAGGATAAAGACTATAATGGAGCTTTAGAGTTCACAGACGAGGACGGCTCTATTACGTTTATGTTGCCAGCAACGCAAACGCGAGTACGTTCTTATCCTGAGCTTGATGACACTCAAGAAGTCTGGGGAGTTCCTTACGGGTATATTTTCTATGCTACGGATTTGGAGTCTGATATTGACGATTTTGGGTTTAGATTCAACTACCACGACGAGCACCTTAGATTTGGTGTAAAGTGGTTTTCTGGAATTTCCTACGTATACGGTCAGTATTTCACGAGATTGCTATTAGCAGCATCCTAGAATTAATGGGGGGTTAACGCCCCCCTTTTATTAACTTTTAAACTCTAAAAAAATGAGTGCAGAAATATTTGGATATGCCAAAAACTATTGCGCCGAAAACGGTGGAGTTGATGAGGTAATTATTTACGACATGGAGCGCGTTAGTACGCTGACATTCGCAAATAATATCGTTTCAGCTTTAACCCTTGAGGACAGTTATAAGGCATATCGTATTATAACAGACATGGAAAGCTCGAACTTTACAGATGTATCGACTCGAAGCCGAGCCAACAATTCTAAAATGGTAGCCCAAACGGGCCTTATCATTGTTAAGGATTACGACCTTGCAACGGTTCAGCTAGTAGAGCAACTTTCTTTAGCTTACCTTGGAATGATTGCCAAGTTTTCAATGGCAGACGGGACAAGTAAATGGCATCACTACGGACTACTCAACGGTATGACAATGACAACGGGAGAGTCAACTATTGGACAGCTTTATGAAGATTTAAGAGGGACAACTCTTAACTTTGAAGGTAAAGAACTTACCAAAGCGCCAGAAGTAGACAACGCTATTGTACAAGCATTGTTAACGCCAACTTCATAAGTGGGAATATAAACAACGGGGGCGGTAAAACATCGCCCCTTTTTTTACTTTAAGCGATGAAAATAAAAAAGGAATTTTTAGGGGCAATCTGTAAGACTTCCACGATGGGGGTTATTAAGATTGTCGATGAGCCTTGGGTGCTAAAATTGCTAGTTAGTGAAAATAAGTTTTTCATGCTAGAAGATCCACCCGTAAAGGCTAAGAAATTGGTCCCTCTTGAGGACAAGCCAAAAAAAGAACTTATTAAACTGGCTAAGGATTTGGAGGGCTACGAGTCCTCAATGACTAAAGCCGAACTTGTTGAGCTTATACAAAATGCTCCATCTTAGCACAGGAGTAAATACCATTTATATAAATGTCTCGGATATGGTTATTGTAACCACTCCGATTTACTTGTTTAGGTTCAAGCACAGCAAAGACAATACTGAGTATTTGGTTGAGCTTTCAAATGAATTACCAGCCAACGACAGGACTGACAAGTTTACTTTAACCCTACCAACAGACGCAGACCTCCAGCCAGGCAAATTGGAGCTAACAGTTTACGAGAGTGAACTTATAGGCGACGAGGATTACGAGTCAATGAGAATATTAAACGTGTACCCTGTAACGATGTCAGGGGACGCGTACAGCGACACAACCTACGAGACTAATGACGGAACCGATACAGTCTACCAAACCGACTAAGACGCGACGAGAAAGGAATAAACTCGCCTCGCATGGCTTTTTAAAGGCCAAAGTAAATGCTATTCCGTCACCCGAGCAAAAGGTTGACAAAAAGAAAGATATATTACTTTGGGGAGAGGGTAATAAATACCCTTATTTTTTAAACTACCTATTCAAAAATAACCCCATTCACGCGGGCATAGTTCGCTCAAAAGTCATTTATACTACCTCGGGGCGACTACAATACTCAGGGGTAGATACGGAGGCTTGGGACGTTTTTTACAAGAACGGAGCCAAGCATTTTAATGATCCTAGTCTTGACAAAGTAGGGGACGAGGCAAGCCTTAATTTAGAAAAGGCGAATATTATGTTTTATAAGGTTGTGCTTTCTC